GAGCAGTTTAAACACATGCTCAGGTGATAGGCTTACGTCAAGTCAACGATCTCACAGCTGTCGCCAGAGCAGGCTAATGTCTGACTTCCTGCTGTGTTGTCCTCAGCTTCATACTCTGAAAGCTTAGCCCAGTCAATAGCTTTAGGCATACAAGACAGTAGAGTTGTGTAGTCTGACTTACCGACTTCTTGATAAGGCGCTTGCTGATATGTATGCTCGTTGTATGGCAGGAAGGATACACCTGACATTTCATCGAAGTGTTTATAAACAAACGCACCTACCTCGAACCACTCATCCTTCTTGACGTTGATAGTCACAGATGGCTTATGCTCACACCAGTTACGCTGGTAAGCTAACCACATCTCAAGCTGCTCAATAGCAGACAGATCAGAAGTAGTTACAGCTTTAGCTGGTGACTTCATAGGGAAGCTGAACACTGTGGTGCTGTCAGGCTTCATAACGTCAGGCTCGTTAGGAATACCCTGGTCAATCATGAACTGTGTTAGCGGGTCTTTGTTGTCACCACGAACAGTCCGTATATAGTAAGGGCTGTGACGAGCATGAATGCCAGATGCACTATCCACAAGCTGAGAAACAGTACCGCTGGGTTTGACGCAAGTGATAGCAGCAGAAACAGGGATACCGAGGCGTTCAGCCCAGTCAGCATTAGTAGAAACAGCCACTCCACGAAGGTGTTCAAGAGTCTTCTCCAATCCTTTGTTCTTAGTTGTCATCAAAGGGTTGTCCATAATGCCTGTTAGTGACACGCCAAGCAACCGCTCTTCTTCTGTGTTACGTTGCCAAATCTTACGCAGGTAAGGGAACTTAGTGTAGCTGGACTGGATAGTACCAAGGATGGTAGCCAAGCGTACTTTCTCTGATAGCGTTTCAATGGTGTCAGTAGCACGTACAACTACTTCCGTAAGGTTGCAGAATTGGTAGGGGCGCAAGATGATCTCGCTGCACGGGTTGGTCCCGAAGTCATACTCAGCATCACGTCTGCCGTTCTTTGCAGCCTGTACCTTAGAAGCCTGACGGTTGAAGATACCACGCTCACCTGAGCCTGACTCTACCAGTGCCATCCACTCACGCATGAAGGATAGGCTGTCTGGCTTCTCAGTGTATGACACAGAGTTGTTAGCCAATGCACGTTGTGGGTTGTTCTCCCACCAGCTGCCTGACTTAGCGTGGCGCATACGGTCATCACTCAAGTTAGACAAGCTGATCATAGCAGAGCGGCGCACACCACCTACCACTACAACTTCACCGATCTTACACATGATGTCGTGGCACTCAATAGAGGATAGCTTACGGCCCTGTGCTTCTTTGAATGCACGAATAACAAAGTTAAACAGATCAATGAGAGGCGCTGGGCCTGACGCACGGCCACCGAATGTTTTAAGTCTTGCACCTGCAGGGCGTACACGAGACACATCCCACTTAGGAATCTCACCAGACCACAGGAGTGCCAACACTTGACGCAGAGCCTTTGCCCAACCCTCCTTGCTATCCTTAACGACAACAGTAGTCTCACTGTCGAACAGCTCAGGAACCTCAGGGAGCTTAGAGATGAACTGACGCTCAACACTGAAGCCAACCCCAGTACCGCAGAGCAGGATGAACATAGCCTCATCGAAGGACTTAGGGTCATCTACGGGTAGGTAGCTACAGTTATAGCCAGCTGTGTTGTCACGGTCAAGCGCTGGGCCTGCTGTCATCAAGGCTCGCATAGAAGGCATGACTGACAAGTCCATGATAGCAAATCGTAGATCGTCGGCTGTGTCTTGTGGTACCTTAGTACCTACAAGGTTGTTGATGTAGCGGTCTACTGTCTCGCTCCATGTCTCTCGCCGCCCTGCCTCATCAAGCCAACGTGCATAGCGTGATGTGTGGATAAAGGCTTGGTAGTCTGTGGGTAGTAGGTTGTTATTCATTGTTGTTTCACCTCTATGTGTTTAATGTCTGCACCATCAATGTCGTAGATGATGTCTTGGATAAGCTCCGTTACTACTTCTTCATACATGTCTTCAGCTACAGGTAGAATGTTGTCCTCCTCATCTACCTCTATCAACATATTAACTTTGAACTTCATGCTTTCTTCCCTGTCAAATCTGTAAGATCAGGCTTCTTATAGTTTGGCCCTTTCATTACCTTACCATCTTCACGCAAAATAGGGTTTCCGTTATTGTCTAGCTTAGACATGTTACTACTATGCACACGTGAGAAAGCTTCCATGAATACTTCTTCACCGTAATGCTCTAGTCCGCTATCCAATGTACGGCTAACCGTAGCCTGCTGCTTAATCACTGCATCACGTTCACTAGGACGCATCAACATACCAATGTGTTCCTGTGCTGTGAGTGCTAAGCCTGTAGATACATATAGCAAATCACACAACTCTTTCAAGTGTTCAGGTGTGCTAAAGCTCTCTGCTCGTAGCTCTTCCAGTTCTTCATCAACAAGTTTAATCCACAAGCGGGGATCAAGTGAGCCATTAAAAGCTACCATGAACTCAGCTACTTTCTCGTGTGGCATCTGAGGTTTCATTGCTTCCATGTCTGTATCGTTAATCATGTATGCTTCTCCGCTAGCGCTTCATTCATCTTACGTAAGTACCACTCTGCTTTCTTCATGTCTTCAGCAGGGTTGTTCTTGTATTTGTATCGGTGCTGGTACTTGATCATGTTACCGTGGCAGTAATCTATGTAGCCTTGCAAGCCTAGCACCTGCTTGATGTAGTCAATGCACTCAATGCCACCCATGTTGTAGTGCGCTGGGCGGTCTACTGGATCATACTTCTGTTTACTCATGCACTACCCTCCGTCTTGGTCCACTTGTTAAGCGTATATACATTACCTTCCTGTACTACGTCAAGCTCTTCATCCTCTTGCTCATCAACAATGTCCATCAAGAAGTTGCGGCGCTCTTCAACTAATTCATACAAGTCAGGGTAGTCATTAGCTACATCAAGGAAGGTAGACATCATAGTTGCCAGGTTAAGTATGTGAGCTTGAATCTCTGGCGGTACAGGTGTGTCCTTAGCAATAGCTAGGTTGATAGCCACATCACCATCCCAATCGTCTTCGTAGTTCATGGGGCGGATCACAATAGCAATCTCATCTGCTTTAAGTTCGTGGCTCATTTGCTTTCCTTACGTTCAGTCTTTAGTTTTACTCTGTCTAGCTTAAGCTCTTCACCTTCTTCAGCTAGCCATTCTTCTGGTATAACACGATGTGACCACTGGAAGCCATACTTGTCGCACCAATCGCAGTATCTAGACTTAGCACCCTTGTACAACTTAGCGTTAGCATTACTGAATACAAACCGTATGTCTAGCTCAGGGTGCTGCCGTTGTATCTCACGATGTTTGCGCCTGTCAGCATTATCAAAGATACCCTTGCTCTCAATGATAATACCGTTAGTTAAAACAAAGTCAGGCGTGTAACTTCTGTACTTCAGGTCTTCCCATTCGATCTTTACTTCTTCGTATCTGAATGGGTGCTTCTTCTCTTTAAGCCACGCAGCGATCTCTTTCTCAAGACCGCTACGGTAGTTGTTTGTGTGTCTGCGCTTAACCATCTTCACCCTCTTGTAGATACTGAGGATCAACAAACACGTAGTCTACTTCAGGTGGGTTCTTAGCAGTAGACTTAACAGCAGGTAGTGTTTGTAGGTTAGGCCAGCACTTATGTTTGAACTGACAGAAGCCACACTCTACACCAAGCTTAAGGTTACCTGTAGGCTTACGGTAGTGGGACTCAGGTACAGCCTCAAAGCAACGCTCAAAGGGCTTGTCCTCGTTGATGTAGTTCACAGTAGCTTCAATCTCTTCAAGCACTGCAGGTGTATCTACACCGCCTGCATCGACGTACTTAAACTCACCGTTAGCTTTGTTGACTACCCACCAGCCACCTACATCCATGCCAGCAGCAGTAGCATAACCTACAAGCTGAGGGATGTAGCCGAAGCTATCGCCTGTAGCAAGGGTTTCAAAGCTAGCGAACTTGTTATTGTAAGACCAAGGGGAAGCTGACTTAACGTCATCTACCTTGCCATCCATGATCATGTCGTATTCACCATTGATCTTAGTACCGTTGCTAAGCTCTAGTGTAACCTTGTCATTGTCCTTAAACTCTACGTCAGCAGCACGAAGAAGTCCTTTGAAGACAGCCTCCACAATATCGCCAATGATCATGTTCATCAGGAAGTGTGGAGGGAAGGGTGCTTTGTCTTCAGGTTCATTCTTATCAAACCACAACTGACAAGTAGGACGCCCAATGTTAGACATCCTTAGCTTGAACTTATCACGTGGTCCACTGCTGAACTGTTTCTCTAGTGCAGCCTCGACATCCGCAGCGACTTGCTTGCGGATGCCTTCAGCCATGTCTGTCTCACCCTTAGTAGCACGAGCTAAGAAGTCGTAAACAGCGAGTTCAGCATGGTGATTCATATCAGTCTGCCTCTTCTACGTTGACGAATGTAGCAACTACATCAGCGTCTTCGCCAGAGATACCCTCTTTATGTTTCTCATCCCACTGGTTCAGGATATAAGAGTTCTGATACTCAATATACTCCATGAAATTCTTCAGGGTAGCCTGATCTTCAGGAGTAATGTCTACCTTGTCACCTGCACCAAGTGTCATGATAGCATACGTGTTACCGTTAGGCAGTGTACCTTCTTCTGCACCAAGTGTGAACGTATACTGGATAGGCAAGATGTTCTTACGAGACAATGAAGACATAGCCTGGTCCAACGCTTTGATGCTGGATGGTGATACCTCATATACGAAGGGAGTAGGCTCAGTGATAGCATCAAGCTCGTTGCCTTGAGCATCCTTAACTTCAGATGCTGTCATCATGCCGAACACAATCTTCTTACGCTTAATGCTACGGATCAAGTCTTTAGTCTTCTGAGGTACAGCATCCCAGTCATCAATGTAACCTGATGGACGACCAAGATTGAAGCCACCCATGTTGTCCTTGAGGTCACCCTTCAAGTCTGTAGACATGACTGTCTTAAGCATGTTGTTAGCTTCTGAGTCCCACTTGCTCCACTGCTGACGTACAGCAAAGATACGTACAGATGGATTGATTGCATAGACTTCATTGTCTTCACCAAGTGTAACTTTGTATGCACCAGCTGGTACAACCTCAGTCTTCATGTTCTTGCCGTTTACTTCCATTGTACCCATGATAGCATTGTGGATAAGGTTGATGCGTGGAAGTGCAGCAGACTTTGTTTGTCCACTAGAGGATACACCAATGGCTTCAGCCAGTGACATACCTAGATCGTTTTGGATGGATAGTTCAGTACTCATTTAGATACTCCTAATCTTGAGTCAAAGATGCTTAGTTATACTCATGCGGCTATACTCTGTCAACAGAATATTATGCCACGTCTTCGTTTTCTAGCCAGTTAGGGCCAAGCTTAGCTTCAAGCAGCAGGGGTACGTTCATGGTTACACCATATGCATCCTCTACCAGCTTATTCAAACCGTTGTTCATGTTCTTAATAACTTGAATTACTTGGTCTGTTTCATCTGGGTGTACGTCAATCACCACAGAGTCATGCACAGAGTTTACTACGCACGAATGTAGTCCCTGCAAGTTCTTCTCTATCTCAATCAATACAACAGGTACAACATCCCCAGTAGCGAAGCCTTGCACGGGGTAGTTCTTGATCATAGTAAAGTGTGTGACACTACCGTTAGACCTGCGGGTTACGTCAGGGAAAGCATACTGCCTGCCGCTAACATTAGTGATCTTCATGAAGCGCATAGCCTCATTGCCTAACTCCTTGTGCCACTTAGCTACACCATCGTACTTCTTAGTGAAGTGTTCGTAGTATGCTGCGACAGCCTTGCTTCTGCCGTAACCTGTAGCACCAAAGAGCGGAGCAAAGGTGTGTGCCTTAGCTTCCTGTCTTGTAGTAGGCTCACCTGCATCAGAGATAACCTTGGCTGTGTAGCTGTGTACATCAAACCCTGTAGCAATCTCTTCCATAGCAACCTTATCCTGTGACAGGAATGCTGCAGCACGAAACTCTAGCTGTGCAAAGTCAGCCTCCATAATCTGCCCTCCTGCCCAGCGTGATACAAACACTTTCTTTACTGGGAAGGTACCTCCTCTTGGCATGTTCTGCATGTTAGGGTTTCGTCCAGAAAATCTACCTGTACTGGTGATGTGCTGGGTAAGTGATACATGTAGGAATCCGTCTGGCTTTGTATAAACAGCGATGCCATCCACAAAACTAGAAAGATAAGAGCTAATAGCACTAAGGCGCTTAAGATCACCAAGAAAGTCAACAGCACTGTCCATGTTGTTGCTCTTAGCTGTTGCCATAAGTACATCAAGATTGTCTTTGCTTGTTGAGAAGCCATTGGCTGATACCCACTTCTTGCTAGGTGCAGAGAAACACAGCCCTGCTACATGGTTTGTCTCCTTTAGTTGATACCCACGTGCATCACAGTCCACGCACTTATTGGGTCTGGCATAACGTGTGCCATCCTTCTTAGTCTTGTACGTCTTGCCTTCACCCTTACACGTAGGACACGTAAAAGCTTTAGTGCGCTTGATGATAGTACTGTTAGCCTCTACTGCAGCCTTAAACTCTTGAGGTGTATCAACGTACTCAAACAATGCAGCCCACTCTTTCTTATGTAGGATGCGGCGTGAGAACACTACCTGTGATACCTGCTCTGGTGAGTTGAGATTGATAGGCGTGTCACCCATAAGTTCACGTGTCTTACGTGCTAGACGCTCTTCAATATCCGCCTTCTCCTGCTCGAACTGTAGCCTTACTTCTTGTAGGGCATCTCTATCCACACAGATTCCTGACATATACATTCGGGTGAGTGTTTTGCAGGTGTTGAATGTGACTTCTCTGACTTTGTGTAGGCTGGCGGCTTCTGGTTGAGCGAAGTCATGTTCGATGGCAAGGTACAACTCACGAGTAACGTCGAGGTCACGCCTAAGGTAAAAGCTAAGCTCTGCCAAAGGTATTTCGTTAGTGTTGTACCCTTCTTTAAAGTATCTCTTAAGCGTATCATCTTTCTGAAACTCCAACTGTCTGCGCTCAGCACAGGCATCCATGCTAAGAGGTTCCTTCTGCCCACGTAGCAGCAGATACTCTGCTAGCATGGTGTCATATATCTCACCGTCATACTTAAAGCCTGACTCCCATAGCCACATGAGATCGTGCTGTGCGTTGTGCATGATAAGCAGTGTTGTGTGATCTAGCAGTATCTGTATCTGCTTAGCTTGTATGCCGCCTACATCCTGTCTCTCCTTATGGTTGAGTGTGTATATGTTAGTCTCTTCAGGGTTGTCCACGTTCTGTGTACCTACCTGCACAAGCTCCAAGCCTGGCTCGAAAGGGTCAAGCAGCATCTTGCCATCACGCTTAACTGTTGTGTTCTCTACGTCTAAGACCAGCCGCATTGCTGTCTCCTTCTATGCTAAGTATTGGCTACGTGCGCCATCAAGATCACAGTGTACCACACCATGCCATCCACCTTTAAGTTTATTCTTAGCAATGTTCAAGTGGCGCTGGGCGCTCTCTTCTTCATCCTGCCCTTCAACCATCTGGTTCTTACTGATCAGTACCATAAGGTCAGCCTCAGCTGCCTTGCCTGTCTTACTGCCCTCAAGCATAGACTGATCTACGTTTACCTTACCTTCAGCTACAGCAGATAGCTGGGACATCCAGATGATTGCACACTTGTATTGCTTGGCAATGTTACGTGCGTGGATAGCTGCTTCCTTGAGGTACACATCTGACTTATCACTTGTCTTGCTAGCGAACTTGTCACCCATATCCAACACAACAATGTCAGGCTCGTATGCTTTAACGATAGCCTCAACCCATGACATATCCTTGCCTGTGCTATCCTTGATAAAGATGTTATTCTTCACAGGCTCATAGCGCAG